CTTTGACGATCTACCAGAAGAAGCGCAGCGCGTAATTGCCAACATGATGTTTAACCTTGGCTATCCTAGGCTGTCAAAATTTGTTGGCATGAAGGCTGGCGTGGACGCACGCGACTGGAATGAAGCAGCAGACCAGATGGTTGACTCGAAGTGGTATACTCAGGTGCCAAACCGAGCTAGACGGCTCGTTACACGCATGCGTTCTTTGGCAGAAGAATAGGCTTTACAGACATTTTCAATCCCTCATAATAAATAATATATGGGGGATATATGAGTATAGTTTCACTACACAACGGTGAGATTGGTGAATATATTTGTGCGCTGCGGATGTTGAAATTAGGTATTTCCTGCCGCATCGTAAACATGGGCGCAACAGATATTGTTGCTGAGTACAATAATAAAATGTGGCGCGTACAGGTAAAGTCAAGTGCGCTGAAGGGAAAAAGAAGCGTACATGACAAAAATAAATCGTATCAATTTTCGGTTTCAAAAGGTGGCAAAAAGACACCTTTTACAACCAATGACTGCGACATCGTTGCGTTGGTCGCGATAGACAGAGAGCAGATTGTATTCATCCCCATCAATAAACTGGTAAACCAAACCACAAAAAGAATGCCAAAAGAAAAATTCAGTGAGCATTCTGGAATGCACACATGGATGGATTGCATGAAATACTTTGACAACCTTTAGTTGTCATTCGCCCCCTCAGGGTCAGGGGTGAAGATAATCTCTATTGGCATATCATCCCTGTATCGGTCTAGGGTTGTTACGCCAAGAACCCAGTCTTCAGCGCATGCTTCAGCATAAGCCTCTCTGTCATCAGGTACATCAACCTCCTGAATGATAGCCTCATCCTGCATCATGACAACGGTGTAAATCCCCTTCTCCTTGTACACCGTTGCTTTTCTATTTCCGTTTTCAAATTCGTGCAAAAGCATGTTATCCCCCGATAACCCAATTTAGCATTACTTCAGCAGGGTCTACTTTCTGGTAGAGCCATACTAGACCCCCCGCAATAAAATGTAAGATTAATACACTAAGGTGGTCTAGTTTGGTCATAACCGTCTCCTATTTTCTAGTAGACCCAATTCCCATTTCCGCAATCTCATTGCCAAATTTCATGAGATATGCTTCATGGGTCATACGGCTAATCTCTTGCCGAATGTAACGATGGTTTGACAGGGACAACTTTTTCAGTTTGTTGTATGTCGGAATGTCAACAGCGACAGACTTGTATTTCTTCGTGTCAGGCATTAGAATTGTTCCCATAAGTAAACATAACTGGATATATATTAGCATGTATTATCAAAGGCGCAAGAACAAGTTTAACGCGAAGAAAACAGAGTTCATGGGGTTCGTGTTTGACTCAAAGTGGGAGGCAGAGAGGTATGGTCAATTATACGCCATGGAACGTGCTGGTGCCATAAGAGACTTAAAGAGACAAGTTAAATATGTCATCACTATCAATGATCAAAAGATCTGTCAGTATGTAGCAGACTTTGTATATACAGACATGGGCATAGATGGCGAAACTCCGCTAGAAATCGTGGAAGACGCTAAGGGTGTAGAGACGCCAGAATTCAAGATTAAAAAGAAGTTAATGAAAGCCATTCACAACATAGATATAAAAATTTCTAAAAAAAGTCGTTGACTTATTAAATATCGCTCACTATTTTTATCTCATTCCTTTTGCTCAGGAGGTAAAAATGACAGAAGCGATTTACAACGACTTGTCGTTGCTATTCAACCGCCGACAGGATTTGAAGGCAACGATCAAGGATCTTCAGCAAGAACTGAAGGTCATTGACAACACAATCACTGACATGTTTAGCGATCAGGCTGACCATAAACTTGCTATGGACGGCAAGGACTTTGGCCAAGTCTCTATTCATGATGGGGATTACACAATCACCTACAACAAACGTAAGAAGGTCGAGTGGGATCAGGACGCCTTGAAGGGCTTGCTTGATCGCATGGATCCAGAGTCTGCTGCTTTCTATGCGAAGGCAACATTCACTGTGCCAGAGATCAAGTACCACAATGCCCCACCGAACGTGAAGGCGGCTCTTTCTGAGTGCCGTACAGTTATGTTGCAAGGTGTAACCGTTGATATTAAGGAGACTGAAGATGCAGATCATCAGCGCGGAACAAAGGCTGGCTGAGAAACGCGGTCATAAGATCGTGATTTGCGGCCAGAGCGGTGTGGGTAAAACCACGCTTGCTAAAACATTAAATCCACAAACGACATTGTTTATGGATTTGGAAGCAGGTGACTCTGCTATTGAAGGGCATCCGATTGACGTTATCCGTCCACGGACTTGGCAGGAATGCCGTGACTTTGCCTGTTTCTTAGGTGGTGGCAACCCATCACTCAGTGACGAGTCTGCTTATAGCATGGCTCACTACGACTCAGTATGTCAGGTGTTTGGCGACCCCACACAACTGACACAGAAGTACGACACAATCTTTGTGGATAGTATTACTGTTGCTGGTCGCTTGTGCTTCCAATACTGCCAGAACCAGCCAGAGAACAGATCTGACCGTACTGGCAAACTTGATACCCGATCAGCCTATGGCATGCAGGGTCGTGAGATGATGGCTTGGCTTACTCATCTCCAGCACATCCGTTCTAAGAACGTCATCTTTGTGGGGATCCTAGACTCCCGCGTTGATGACTACGGTAGAACAAATTACGAGTTGCAAATCGAAGGCTCGAAGACTGGCCGTGAATTGCCCGGGATCGTTGATGAGGTCATTACTATGGCTGTACTCACGAACCCAGAGACAAATCACCCATATCGTGCATTTGTTTGTAACAACATGAATGAGTGGGGCTACCCCGCTAAGGATCGAAGCGGAAGACTCGATCCGATTGAAGAGCCGCATCTTGGGAAGTTAATGGCCAAGATGAGTAGCGGTGAACGTAAGGCCGATAAGTTCGGCACAATTATGGCAGAAGGAGTTAATGACAGCCATGCTTAATCTAAACAATGTACCTGAGGCACCGTCCTCAAACCAAAACGACTATGCTCTTATCCCTGATGGGGAAGTGGCGCGGGGCTTCATCAAACTCAGCGGCGGTGATATTGAACTGCCAGAGTTTGGTGGCGGCATGTACTTCAAGGCATCTCAGACGACAGCCGCCAAGTGGTTGCCTGTAGAGATCACCATCATGGGCGGTCAATATGACAAGCGCAAGGTTTGGCACAACATCTTCGTTGATGGTAATAAACTAAATGATCAGGGCATTCCGATTGCAAAAGCGATTGGCTTGCAAATGCTCAAGTCAATCATCGACAGTGCAAACAATTTGGATCCGAAAGATCAGTCTCCAGAGGCACAGCAACGCCGTAATCTGCAAGGTGTGCATCAACTTGATGGCATGAATGTATGCTTCAAGGTGGGGGTTGAAAAAGGTCAGAATGGTTACTCTGATCGCAATAAGATCAAATCAATCTTGACGCTCGGCCAGAATGGCTATATCCCTGTAGGTAATGCACCTGCTTCCGCAATTCCTGCGGCGGCTCCACAACCTACAGCACAGCCAATGGCTCAACCAGCGGCACAACCAGCCGCACCAACTGCCCCAGACAATGTTGTTCCGTCATGGGCGCAGTAGGATGGTTCAAAGGATTAGTTGAGGCGCTCTCCTTTCGCGCCCCAACTGCTGGCACGGGGGAGGCCAGTGCCTACCAACTCCCCCACGACTTTCGTGTGCTAAATGTAGAGGAGTTAAGTAGCATGAGTGCATCTCAATTGAAAAAATACGCTGATCAACTGCGAATGGTTGCAGATGGTTTGACCAACTTGGCTAATGGCGAAAAGCCAGCATACCCGAACTTTTGTTCAGATCTTCACAATTACTTGAAGACTGAAAAGAAGGTATACCTTACCGACATGACAAAGGCTCTCGGCAAGACGGAGAATACCATCCGTACCGAAGTCAGCATGTTACGCAAGAGCGGGTTGCCAATCAAAAAGACTTACGTTCGCTCGAAAGGTAAGTACCAATACTACTTGGATCAAGCCGCATGATTTTGCGTCCATATCAGGAGGTGGCAGTTTCTGCCGCCTCCGAAGCCCTAGACAAATATAAGAACACACTCGTTGTTGCACCGACAGGCGCTGGCAAGACTATCATGCTGTCTGCCTTGGCTGGCAAGCGACACAAAAAAGACAAAAAGATTCTCGTGCTTCAGCACAGAGATGAATTAGTTAATCAAAACCAAGATAAATTTAATTCCGTTAATGAAGGCATCACAACCAGCACAGTCAATGCAGAGTTAAAAGACTGGAATGCTGATGCGGTGTTCGCAATGGTTCAGACTTTATCGCGTCTGAACAACCTATCAAATATGCCAAAAGTGGACATGGTTGTTGTTGATGAAGCGCACCATGTGACGGCCGAAACATACCAGCGCATTATTGATCACGCCAAAAAGCACAACAAAGATGTGGAGGTTGTAGGGTTTACAGCAACACCAAACCGTGGTGACAAGAAGGGGTTGCGTGAGGTTTTCACGAACTGCAGTCACCAGATTGAAATCTCTACCCTGATCAATGAGGGTTATCTTGTAAGACCACGAACATTTGTTATTGATGTCGGCGTACAAGATGATCTCAGAAATGTTCGTAAAACGATCAGTGACTTTGATATGTCCGAAGTCGAGGCGATCATGAACCGCAGGGCTATCAACAAGCGTGTTGTTGAAGAGTGGTGCGAGAGGGCGTACGACAGAAAGACGGTGGTGTTTTGTAGCACGATCAAGCATGCAAAAGACTTGTGTGAAGAGTTTGTCATGGTTGGCGTGGAGGCAAAATACGTTACTGGCGATACGCCTCGTGATGAGCGTGAAGAAATCCTGCATAGCCTAGCGCATGGTGATGTGCAGGTTGTGGTGAATGTGGCCGTGTTGACAGAAGGGTTCGATGCACCTCCAGTGTCGTGTGTGGTGTTGACACGGCCATGTTCATTCAAGTCTACAATGGTGCAGATGATTGGACGTGGGTTGCGAACGGTGAACCCAGAAGAGTTTCCAAACCTCATTAAGACTGATTGTGTTGTGATGGATTTCGGAACGTCAGTCCTAACTCATGGCTCACTAGATGACCCTGTGGATTTGGATGGCAAAGATGGCAAACCTGGCGAGGCGCCAACAAAAGTTTGCCCAAACTGCAAGTCTACAGTTCCGTTGTCAGTAAAAGAATGTCCTATCTGCGCTTACGACTTTAGCGAAAGCGGTGATGGAATTGATGCAGAAGAGTTGGACAACTTCCAGATGACCGAAGTTGATCTGATGGAACGCTCCCCGTTCCGTTGGATTGATTTGTTCGGGAATGGGCGCTGTATGGCCGCCACAGGCTTCAATGGCTTTGGTATGGTGGCAGACATCGGCGAACACTCAGTGGCCGTTGTACGGCACGGTAAAGGCCGTGTGAGGGTTGTTAGCATCGGCACCAAGAAGCAAGCGGTTTCAGCAGCAGATGATTTCATGCGAAAGATCGAAACATCTGATGGTGCAAAGAAAAGTAAACGTTGGCTAGACCAGCGTATCACAGACAAACAACGTGAATTGTTGTTGCGTAATGGTGTCCATGTGTCAGGCATGGACTTTAGTTGGACAAAATACAAAGCGGCCTGCATGATTAGTTACGTCTTTAACAAACAGATTATCGACAACAACATTAATGCGATCATGCAAGGAGAACAAAATGCGCGGTGAGTTGAGTATTTTACTTGAGACATGGAACGATAAGGAACACAAAGTTGACATGTTTATGCACGTTGCGAGAAGCGCAGATGATGATGACATCGCAGAGATGATTATGGATCAGGTCGCAAAGCAGATTGACGAAACACCAGACGTTGTGTGTGGTCACGCTACGCTTGTTATTCCAGAGATGGATGTACAGTATGAGTTCTCGTATATGATGGGAGGGAATGGAGATTGGGAAAGCCAGACGATGCACTAAAGGTAGTCGCAAAACTCTACCAAAAAATTGGTTGGCACAAACGCCTATGTGATCTAACCGAACAAGAAGTATTAGCAATTATTGTTGTCACTCAGAGCCTAAAGGACATTAACGATGAGTACCTTGATGAATACCTTGCAGAAGTATACAGAGAGTTTCGGCCAGAACGAGATGAGGACGGGGGGATCCCTTTCTAAATATTGTGACGACATCGTTGCCGCTCTTGATCA